TTAATAAATTAAATAAAAAGTCTTTAAGCTCTTTGGATTGGTTGTCTAGGTTGTTGTCAAACAAGTTCCATAATACAACAATACTATTAAGGTTTCTTTGTATTTCATCACTTCCGTCAAATCCCTCCATACTCATAGCCAACAACACATCACTTAATGTTATTGGTCTGCCGAGGATTTTATATTTCAAAAATTCTCCATTAGATTGATTAGGCGACAGTCCTGCTTTAGATAAATAATATCTCCAACCTAAATCATCAAGACATAAAGTTGTTTCAGTATATTTAATCTTTATTTTGTTTTCCAGTTCAATTTCACACCCAAACTTTAACTCTAGAATACTAGGATTTGCTTCAATGATTATTTTTTTGATTTCTTTTAGTTTGTTCATTTTTCTTTTAGTCCACTCTTAATCCAATAATATAATTTCTCTTTAAGGTCATCATAATCTCCAGTGTCTTTGTCGTGGAATCTTTCAGCGATATCTCCTGCTATTTTGAAAAACGGCTTATCTCCTATAATTTTTAAGCAAAGTTTTTTTATCATTGGTCTATATAAAAATAATACTTTTTCTCTACTTAATTATAAACTGCGAACACAACGAGAGTCGTTGGTATTAGTCTTAGCAGCGTAGTTCGTGTAGCCGTTGTTCAGGTATGTACGCCAGGCAAACTGAGTAGCATCGGATAGAGTAGTGGCTGACCAATAGATGTCGTCTTTCCAGTCTTCAATTTCTTTGGCATGATTGTCAATCAAGTCAATTAGTTCAATTCTTGTGGGTAAACGACCACCCATTTCTGCACATTTTTTGGTTGCTTCATACCAGTCCATTTCTCCGAGAGGTTCTGACCATTCTAGGTTTCCGATTTTTGTCCATTTCGTTTCTTCTTTGGGAATATATACTATTCCATCTATTGTTATTTCTTTTTTCTTAGATTATCTTCTTTCAATACTAATACAAATTTCTATACCTTGACCTGATTCTCTTAAATCAACAACACTAGCAAGAAAAGTAGCACAGACAACAAAAACAAGAGCCAAAAACCAAAGTCCTGCCATTTTCCAAAACACTTTCCAACCTTTTTCTTTCTTCTTTTCTTTTTTCATAATTACTTTTTCTTAATGAATAAAATGCTGGCTGGGGGTTATGAATTTCACATACACAAGTTCGCGACGCTTGCTTTGGGGACTATCACCCACCCCCAGTCAACATTCTATTCTTTTGTTAAAAATAGTGGGGGGTGTGTGCTTATGCACTTTTATGGTTGACCCCCTGCAACCTTTTAATGTTCAAACAACAAAGGGCAACTGAAATGTACTGTCCATCTAAAGTGTTAGTTACGACTTAATGCAATTTTAAATAAAAAACTTTTTAGGAATTTATTTTAAATATTTGATGGCGTCACCCCTTGTTGTCAAAAAACTATTCAGATAGCAACTGCCTCACAATCAAAACAACTTCATTGTGTTTTTGGATTAAATCTTCCATCTTATTGACGGTCGCGCTCACTTGCTCTTGTTGGTCTGCGATGGACTCGTTGTGTCCAGTAACAAAAGAACTGTATTCAGTTTTTAGTTCCACAAATTCGCTCTTGATATTTTTCATCTCAGTATAAAAATATAGTGAAACCAAAAATACAGAAGCCACAAATAAACAGATGGCTATTATGACCGCATTGTCTTTCGTGATCACAGGGTCATCCATTCGGTTCGGTGATGATTTTGTTTCCCTCAGCGTTATGCTCATTTTTTTCTTCTTGATTGACTAGTAATTTATCTACCGCTCTTTCTGTGACAGATTTTTTCTTTGGACCGACCTCCAAATAATTAATAACTGGTCTGATTCCATCTCGCCCATAAATTAACGCTGGCTTGATAGTAATACCAGTTTCATCTGTGAGTTCTGAGAATCCTTTTTGGAATGCTTCAACTTTTTGCTTTATCCTTGCTTCTTTTTGTTTTTTTGTGAGAGTAAAACTCATTGATTTATTTACTTAATTATAACATGAAATTGAAATTTATAAAAGGAAGATATAGCCCACTGGCCGCACCGCAAACTAAAAGTTTTTTGTTGAAAGTTTCTCAAAAAAATTAATTTATGAAAATACTTCTCTTTTGTTTGTGCGGTTTATTTGCAAACCAAACAAGCTACATCTTACTGTTATAAATTTTCAATACGCGCTTTGCGGACTCGACCAAACTCCTAACCGCATATTTATCCTTTGGGTCAATGAACTCTTTTCCTAGGTCCATATTTTTTTTAACTAATTCAAGCCAAGAATGATTATCCATCACTATGAGCCATTCGTCTTTTGGCATTCCGTCATAGTGAATCACTACTGCTGGGGTGTTGTGGCTTTTGCCTGAATCTCTTACTGCTTGGCGCCACGCTTTTTGTAAACTTAAATTCTTAACTGTCTTTACTTCAAAATGAAAATCTATATCGTTGCCAACATCTGATTTCTCTCTGTTGCCACCACCACTCTGTCCGTCTTTGAATGCCTTTATGCCATTATCATAAAGCCAGTTGGCAAAATTGTTCTCTCCCCTGTTTCCTTTTTTCTTTGCGTTAATCATTTTGAAATAATTGTTTTTGTTTAAGTCTGTTTTCGGCAATTTTTATATAACTTTTGTTCAATTCTATGCCAACCCATTTTCTGTTTAAGTGTCTAGCCACTACTGCCACAGTTCCAGCTCCGAAGAAAGGGTCTAAACAAATTCCTCCTTCTGGACAACCTGCCTTGATAGGTGTTTCGCACAATGCTTCTGGGAATACTGCAAAATGGGCTTCGCTGAATGGTTTGGTTGTTATTTTCCATACTGCTCTTTTGTTTCTGCCTTGTGGTTGAAGTTTGTTATATGTAAAATTGCCTGCTTTTCCACCGTCAATATAGTCTGCTTTCATTTTAGATGTTTCTGGTCTTTTTGCTCTTGCTTCTGAATATGGTTCTATTGTTGGCTCATACTGTGTTTCAAACCAATACTTCTTATTCTTTACAAAGAAGAATATCTTTTCAAAATCTACTGTGAACCTATCTTTTACGCTACTCGGCATACAGTTGGGTTTGTGCCATATCAATTCGTTTCTTAATATCCAACCTCTATTTGTCATTTCTATTGCGAAGCGGGAAGGGATTTGACAGAGAGATTTTTCAGGGGCATCAGCGTTTCTTCCGCGGCCGCTTCGTGTTGATTGTTTTCCTGTCTGTTTTTCATCAAATCTTTTTTTCATTAACTGAGACATGTTAGCATCTTTTTTTTTTTTTTTTTTCCTACCCTTAGTTGAATATGACGATTGTGAACTATAGGTATCCCCCAAATTCACCCAGCAAGTTCCGTCTTTTCTCAATACTCTTTTTACTTCATCAAATATATCGCAGAGTTTGGTTATGTATTCTTGGAATGTTGGCTCTAGTCCGAGTTGCCCTTCCACTCCATAATCCCTTAAAGCCCAGTAGGGCGGAGATGTCATAACCATATTTATGCTTTCGTCTGGGAAAGTTTTTAAAACCTCTAAGCAATCTCCTTGATATATGTGATTTGTTTTCATTTTTACTAGTTCCCTAGCTCTTCCTTTATCCTCTTTACTATTTCTTTACTCATCTTAGGATTTTCTCTCAAAAAGATGCGTGCTTTGTCATAACCTACTCCTAGTCTCGTATCACCATAGGAATAAGAAGCACCTGCTTTTTTGATAATCCCAAATTTTTCTCCTAATCCTAAAATCTCAGAAGGCCTAGAAATACCTTCATTATATATCAAGTCAAATTCCGTTTTCTTGAACGGTGGGGCCACTTTGTTTTTTACAACTCTTGCTCTAATTCTTCCCCCTATAGTCTCCTCGCCTTTTTTAATTTGAGCTATTCTTCTTATGTCAATTCTCACAGAAGAATAAAATCTAAGAGCTTTTCCTCCTGCTGTAGTTTCTGGGTTTCCATACCCACCTATGTTCATTCTAATTTGGTTGATAAAAATAATTGTTGTGTTTGACTTTGCTGAAACAGAGGTTAGTTTTCTAAGTGCTTGTGACATTAACCTTGCCTGTAATCCAATGTGTTTGTCTCCCATTTCGCCATCAATTTCTGTTTGTGGTGTTAGTGCGGCAACGGAGTCAATAACTATTACAGCAACTTCTCCAGAACGGACCAGGCTCTCAGTAATTTCTAGGGCTTGTTCTCCACTACTAGGTTGAGATAACATTAAGTCTTTTACCTTGACTCCCAATTTTTCAGAATACTCTGAATCAAGTGCGTGCTCAGCGTCTACAAAAGCACATAGTCCACCTTTCTTTTGTGCTTCGGCAATAATGTGTAGAGCAAGTGTTGTTTTACCGGAAGATTCTGGTCCAAAAATTTCTACAACCCTACCCATAGGAACACCACCAACGCCTAGTGCGTGGTCAAGTCCAATAGAGCCAGTAGAGATAGCTCCCACGTCAACCTTTGGAATATCGCCAAGTTTTATTATTGAATCTTCGCCGTATTTTTCTTTAATCTCTTTCAGTATGGTTTCTAAATTATTTTGTTTTTTTGCCATATTTAATTTACTTAATAATAATTTTCTAACTTTTACTTCATAAATATTTTAGGCTTCATTCGCAGATATGCTTCGCGCTGTTCCTCTTTGAGTGCATCGTACTCCTTGTGTGTGAGGGGTTTGAGGAAAGGTTCTGTGGTTGGGGACTCAATGCCTGTTTCGTCCTCAATAAAACACATATACATACTGAAACTAACTCGGTTTAGACCAGAGGTGGATTTTACCAGTGTCACATCCGCACCATAAATTTCTTCTGTTCCGTCACCCAAAAATAATCCTGTGAAATATTTATGCAAACCTTTGACTGTGTGGCCCGAGGATAAAGAAACAAGGTCCAGGTACAACCAATAATAGTTATTCTGTGATTCAGAGCGCAACGGTTTCTTGTTCGTGAGGTAAACGTGACCGACATCACCATTCTCACACCTCAAGTTTAGGTATCGCTGATAGTACAAAGGGAAATTCAGGACGAATTTTATGTTGCCATCTTTTTGCTTTTTAAAGACACCTGTGAAGTGTTGGGATTTGTATGTTGGGATTGACTTTTCACTCATATTAAACAAATCTTTTTATAAATCTCATTAGTAATCATCGCATCACCCAAAGCCCTGTGGAGCGTTATCTTACTAGTATCAATATTCATCTCTTCACAGCACAGGGGTATATTATATTTCACACCCTTGGCCCATATAGATGAAACTTTTTTAGCGAAGTCAAAAAACGTCTCGCATGACTGTATCTGTATGTCAAGTTTCTGTGCCTTGTAGAGCATCGCAGTATCAACCATATTGTTATAAAAAATCATTCTATCAAAATCAATCCCCTCTCTACTTAGCGACTCAACTATAAATGGTATATCAAACTTAAAACCATTATGGGTGACATTAGGAATACCAAGGACAAATAAATCAAAAAACTCTTGCAGGGCAACCTTGGGGTCAACCCCGTCTTTATCAATCATCTCTTTCGTAATACCGGTAATTTCGGTTATCTTCTCAGGTATATCAATCCCATAATTCAGAAGCCATGATTTTTTCTTAACAATTGCGCCATCGTGAACAACAACAACTCCGATTTCTGTTATTCTATTTTCTTTAGGACAGAAACCCGTGGTCTCCAAATCCCAAACGATGTAATTTTTTGGATATTCCATAATTAAAATTCTAGTTTTGATTCTTCTTTTTCGACCTCTTTGTTTTTTAATCCACCTGTCATTTTTACTTCAGTATGTTCACAGTTTTCTAAAATCCTAAGAGATGTCTCTCTCCAAAGGTCTTTTTTTATTTTTATTTCTTTTGGAATTAAGTCTTTATAAACCAGGAGAGATGGAACCACCCACCTTGGATTCTGTGTGAAAAATTCCTCTAACTTATCACTGACATTTGCAATGTCGTCTGCTTCTGGTTGATCGCCAGTCATTGCCCAAAAAAACATTCTGAAGTGCTGGATACTACTATTCACCTTTTTGTCCATTGGTAGTTTTTTAAAAATTTCTCTGCTCTCAATGCACCTAGCGTGCATTTCATCAAAACTAGTATCTTCCCTTTCCTCAACATCCAAAACAACTCCTTTGATTTCTCCCAAAGACCATGATGCGTTTTTCAATGGAACTGAATAATTGGCAGGCAGATTAGCATCCTTGGCTTTTTTTATTTTTAAGGCATCTTCTCTCGACACGTCTATTGGGTCTTGGCGACCTCTAATATATATATGAGCCATAATATTATTCTTTTAGTGAACTTAATTTTAATACACCTGGACCTTTATCCTCTTTAAGGTTTAAAAATTGATCAATGCGATCCTCGCTATGAAAGAACCACGCAATACCCCTGTGTGAATTTTTATCCATCCACCATTTACTTTTAGAAAAATTACCAATAGCCTTTAACAAATCATCAGCAGAGTATTCTTTTGAACGAGCATCTATTTTCTTTTTAGAAGATGGTGTTAAGCGAGAAAGCTTGTTAATTTTTTTCTTGTAGGTAGTATATATATTTTCTAATATAATCTTATCTATTTTTATCTTATCTTCTCTCTTCTTATCTCCTCTTATCTTATCTGGGACGGACACTGTACGGACACTCTCCGTACCTTGTTCGTACTCTCTCCGTACTTTCTTCGTATAGTCATCGGAGTATCTCGACATTTTAGGCATATGTAATATACCTTTTTTAAAATTGTTTTTGTCTATCAAGTTTAATTCAGCCATCTCAAATAACATCTCATCAACCTTACCTTCAGGGAAACGAGATCTACTTATAAGGTATCTTTTCCACCCCTGTTTTTCTGAAATTTGATAAACATCTCCTTTCTCTGCAATTATTTCTGCACATATCCAATACAAACCATAGCCCTCCATTCCAAATTTATCAACAAAGGGCTCTATGTTGAAATCTCTATGTGCGTTTGATTGATGTTGAAACCATTTCATAATTTTTATACAAAAAACCCCACCGGAGTGACACGCAAAGAATTTACGAGGCTCTCGATGTGGGCACCAAAAGCAACTCCGATAGGGATTTTTATATAAAAATATTCTTTGCGCATTGTCCTTAAGTTTTTGGTGCCCAACTCCATACTCTTATAATACATAAATTTTAAAATCTTGCAAAACTTAGTTATCCACTCCTATAAAAAAAGGTTTTCGGAGCTTGTTCCATAGTATCTCTACATCAGGATCAAGGAGTCTTTCGCCATACTTACAATCACAGTATCCGCACAATGTAAGACAGTTCCACATCTTACGTTCTTTTTCTGGGTAGTTGCGCCGGGTCCATATGTGACAAACCCTTAAGTTTTCTGTGCTAGGACATATCCGACAAGTGTAGTTGTCTCTTTTTTTAACTTTTTCTTTCAACTTGCGCCACCATCTATAGCGTGAAATTCTTGAACTTTTGCTCATAGCAAGCTTACTTGTTTTAGTTCTTTTTTAATCCGGTATGATTTGAAGCCATATTCGTCTTTAAATGGGCTCGGCTCTATGTTGTGTCCTCCTTCTTGTAAACCAGAAATCCTAGAGTGGTATTGGCTTATCATCATTGTGGTATTAAAGTAGCGACCATTTACCCATTCACCATTGGCGTTTTGCAACACTTCTAAAATTCTCTGCTCTTGTGTTGGTTTTTTTATGTATCCTACATCCATGTCAACATTTTTCACAATAATAATCTACACAAAATTGAGGGCGATTTTCGTAATCATTACATCGTGCTTTCCCTCTACTGTTGAATCTCAAGTGTGGGCAGTCTGGATTTTTGAACATTAACATAGGTCTCTTGAAAAAAATAATTGCGTAGTACGCCAACTTAAACTTGAGGGAACTATCCTGTAGTAAGGTTTTTGTCTTACAACACCTGCCACATCTTTTGCATTTTTTTTCCATAATAATTTTCTAATCACTACCCAATACCTACCGACCAAAACAAATTGACCTTTTATTTTGTAGACGTGGTATTGGGTAGGTATCAAAAAACTATCTACAGCTCACTCAGAGAATTATTAGGTGAAAAATAATTATAAGACCAAGTAAGCTGAAAAAATTTGTTAGACTTCTTCCGTTTCTTCCTCGTCCTCTTCTTCCTCGCCATCTTCTTCGGTTTCTTTCAACTCTTCATCGGTTGGCTCTGCCTCGCTGTCGCCCTGTGTGGCTTCTTCTTCATCACTCTCGTCCTTTGCCTCCTCTTCGGTATTTTCTTCGTCTACAGGGTCAGTTCCACCACCAGTAGTAGATTCCTCCTCCTTCTCCTTAACCTCTTCGTCAGTTGTCTTTGATTCTTCGTACATGATAATTTTAGAATTAAGATTTATAATGGTACGACCTATTTTTCCCAGATGCCAAGCGAAATTTTCTTGGCAACTTCAACAATCAAAGAACCTACGTGATCAAGGTCATCTTGGTTTCTCTTGGTTTCAATAACTTTGACCTTGCCAGTTCTATCATTGACCGACTGCAATACAATCCTCTTGGGCATTTTCCCGAACTTAAGGAGTAGTCCCATGGTGTAAAAACTCAACTGCAAATCTTCATCAACCATTTCCTGTGAGCGTGTCACTCCGAACTTGTTTTCAAGCAGTAGTCCTTTTTTTTCATCATAGCCATCCAGTTTAATGAGCAAAGGGATTCCGTTGTATTTTATACCCTTGTATGTATTCTCACAATTAACCGGAGCCATTCGGATGAGGTTGGGCTGTGATAGCGCATTGGAGATGATACGCTCCTTGTCTGATGTAAAGTTTTCTTTTTTCAGTTTCTTTTTCCAATTAATGCGTGGATCATACCATGCATCTTGGAATATAGAGCCGAGTCTTATTTTCTCCCAACGTGGAATATCATCCTCCCTTAACTCTTTCATGAAATCCTTGCCCATAAAGTAGTGTAGATAATACTCAGCAGGGTCCCAAAGATATTGGTTCATTGCAGAAAAAGATAAATATCCACGTGGAAGTTTTAACTCAAAGTCTAGTTTGTTCATTGTTCAAATTTATCCATTCTTAAATTCCACGACACTCTATATCCATCACCATCTAAAATTCCACCAGTACAACCGTCTTTTATTTGTTTAGCAATTTGTTCTAAATCTAAGTCAGTGATTTCTTCATCCATGTTATACTCTGTTTATTTTAGCTCCTTAGTTCTTTTCAACATTAGATCGACCAATGTTTGTTTTTGAGTGTCGCTGAAACCAAGTTCGTCAATACGCTTCTTGTACCCTTGTAGGGTTTTAACATCAACGGCACCTTCAATAGCTCCCCTTGCCATCTTGAATTTTTCAGCGAGAGTAGTAGGCTTGGCTTCTGTTTGTATTGTCGGCAAGTTGTCCCTTGGATTCTTCTTGACATTCATTTCTTCGGCTGTAACTGAAGCGGCGCTGATGGCTTGAGATGCGACTTCACCATCTACTTCACCCTTGCCATGCATCTTGGCCACGTTCTCCAATAGTTCTTTGTGAATCCTTAATCCATAAGCGTGCCGGATGCATCTGTTCTCTCCGCGAGTCTGAGCCAAGTGATTCTGATAACCTTTAAGTGTTCCCATTTTCATTGATGCCGGAGATGCTTCGCCTAAAATCCAAGGAGTTAAAGGTTTGCCGTCTTTCTTGAGTAATCGTACCTTACAGATTGCCTTGTCGTCATCTGTTTCAGAAATTTTAAACCAATCATACTCAAAAGTAGCTTCCTTGTGATACTGCTCAAGCTTGTCTTTGAGTCCCATATTGTTTATGTAAGGTAGACCTCCGAGAAAATTTGCACCGAACGGAGTGATATTGATAGCTTTTGCCACAACCATCAGTGAGTTCTTTTTTACTTGGTCTTTCTCGCTTCCGTATGTTCCAAACAAATCAGCTCCTCCTGCCCAGAGCAAATCTTTTTTAGACTTCTTTGTTGTTAACACTTTTGTTGGTTTTTTGTTTGCCATTATTTAATAAATTTAATTGTAATATGATTACACGTTCTTTCTGTGTTATAACCATAGTCAGAACAGTATGTATCAAACTCTGTTCCAATTTCCTTTAATGCCAAAACAGACATCTTTTCAACTTTTTCTCTGGTAACTACACAAACACCCTTGCAAGATGCACATTTATCTAAAGTCCACCCCTTACACCGACAATCTTTTGGCTTCTGAATTTTAACTTTAATAGTAATCCAATGCGATGCTGTGCCGGTACTCTTTGTAACAGAAACATTCTTATAACCATACACATCAGACAGCGCCTTTCGAATTGCTTTTGTTTTTTCAGATGTTTTAATATATGTCATGATTACTTAAACGTTTTTTTTTTCTGCTAAATGTTTAGGGCAAAGCTCGGGTTCGTTTTCTTTGCACTGGTCGCATTCTTTCTCATCTGATACTTCTAGCCTAAAAAACGATATTAGCTCCTTACCTAACTCCTTAACGCCAGCGTTGTAAGCTTCGACCTGTTCTGTGGTCAGCAGTCCAACCTTGTTGGATATTTTATCCATGAGAGTGTTGGCTGTTTCTTTTATTAATTTTTCAGTTATCTCCATGTTCAATTTTTATTGAATTACCCATTAATAATTTCTCGTATGCTTGGATTTTGCCAGACAAACGAGCGTCTACTGTTTCATCTTTGACTATCACTTCTTTTTCAACTATTTTCTCAACCTCAATGATTTTTCTGCTTTCAATCATAACACCTGCATCAACGTCGTCATTCAAACAATTAAGAAAATCAAGAAGTTCATTGACATCTTTTAAATTTTTGGAGTTATTAATATAAAACTTCCCCATATCATCTCCACCATGAATCATTAAGAAAGCAGAGAATCCATCTTTATTCGCAGTAACTGTATCATCTTCGTCTACAGTAAATTTTATATCATTTTTTGACACCCAATCACCCTTACTTTTTTTAATTTCGTCTAATATATCTTGTCTAGTCATGTTTAATTGGTACGATTGCGGCGCGCATAGATAACTTCTTTTCTTTGAACGCCTTAGCTTTTAATTCCCGGCTAATTTTGCCGTCTACGACTAGCTTATCAAATCTGTTGCGGTCGACATCCACAACAAAAGCCTTCTCCTCTAAAATAGAGAGTTCGTCTTTGGAAGCGTGTTTTTTGATTAGCTTTAAGTCGTAATACCTTTTGTAAGGCTGATCCACACGAATAAAGAAATCCTCGGTCTTAGCCTTGAGAACATCTTCGGGTGTAGATTCTTTTGCGAGATTTTTTAAATCAATCTCGGCTTGTGCGACTTCTTCTTCAAAAGCGCTGATGCCATGCTTATCCTTAAGCTGTACCAACTTCTGTTTCAAAGTCACATACTCAGAGAGTAGTTTTTTTAACTTCATTTGCTTCTTCTCCCATTTGTACCACCCCGGCCCCTTATGAGTGGCGAGGTGGAATGGTACAGATAGGCATAAGGGTTAATTAATAAACTAATAATTTTCAACCTATGATAGTTCTCTAAAATCTGGGTAGAGCGAGGATTTGCGCGTTAGCGTACATTTTATTATTAAACAACTCAACCTATAGTTCATTCTACTTTCTTACCTAAATGACCTCTGGTTAGCTCGCCACAGTCCACTTAGTTTGGTTTGATTTTCAAACCTCTCACACTACTTGCGCTAGGCGTGAGCCAGTTAGCTAGACAGTGAGATTTTCAAATTATCTATAAATTAGAGCCACTTCCCGTACCATTAATCCACTCAGGGATTACCCCATACAGATTTAAGGTTAAACCAATCAATCAGACCATCCAACTTGAACAGTCCAACTCGCTACTCTCTATCGTCACCCAGACACTGTCAATATCTTGAGTTATTGTCGAAAGCTTTCACTCTGCGTACTTAGCGGTCGCCAAACCTACCAAGTACATCTTGCAAATCATGGCGGTAAATAAAATGAGTCACCTCGCAACACTATGTTTGAACTATCATAGTATGGGGGAGATTCGTATTGTAGCGGTCTCCCTTCATGCGTGTACCTTTTTCGCCACCTACCCAGATTTTAAAGAACTACCAACCTAATTCACATTAACATAAAAGTTACTAAAAGTCAAAAGTTATCCACAGGACACCAGAACCCTACCAAAATTTTTGAATCCCACTCGAGGAACATCTCACTCACACCACACAATCCATCTCTGTTGCTGTCCGTAATAAAAACACCACCAGGAAATGGTGGGTATGGCATGTATCCAATGTGTGGGGTTCCTGAAAAGTTCATGATCACAGCACAGCCCTTTGCAGGTCTAGCATTGTTATCTAAGTCAAAAGGTGTCCTTATAATAGGTAGTGATGGGATTTTTTCACGAACATACTCTACACATTGAGGTGTGCAGAGTTGTATTTCGCACATCGGGCTTATAGGAATTACTATCGGTAATATTAAACCTAGTAGCCAAGTTGGAATGTTGAGTTATTTACGCTTTCGGTTTTGCAACTATGCGACCATAAATGACGACAACCAAACCTACTAACTCAAAACTTAATTTGATTAGCTGTTCCCATTCGTCAGGTGCTATATAGTTAGACAAACCAAAAGCACCAATCAAGAGAACACCTAACCCAACGAATGTCTTTTTACCCTCTAAAAACTTCATAACATTATTATACTATTAAACTGATAAAATTTCAACCTATATATTTATAAAACTCTACTGAAAGTCTTTTGTATTTTGTTTTCCACATCCATACATTGAAGTGTTCATCCCAGAGTGAATCATCGGAGTTATTGGACATTACCTTGTGATTGTCCGATACGATTCCGACATGTCCGATAGTGTTTCCATGAGTAGCAGAAATAATTATACATCCTCGTTCTGGTTCATTAATCTTTTTCCACCTAGGGTCTGAGTCTAATTCTGGTTTTAATCTGTAGGTTGACAGCCTCTCTTTCATTTCTATGCCTGCCAACGAAAGGACAGCCGTTAGCGCCTCAACACAACCGTAGGTATTGTACTTGGCCGACATATCTTTACCCAAACAATTCTTGGCTGTTTTGTATATTATGTCGTTATAACTAAGCTTACTTTTTTCTTCTTCTATTTTGTCGCTCAAAAGAACAACGAATTGTTCACACAAAACAATCACTTTTTTGGTTAACTTTGCGATCGTCTTTTTTAGTTTTTTAATCTGTGATATTTTATCCATGTTCTATATAAATACTTAAGATAGCCACTTACTGGGCGCCTGACACGACTCTTACGGACACCCATTACTTCTAAAACAAAAACGTTTTTGTACCACTCATCCATGTCTATTGCGCCATTATGTCCGTTATCTTTATTTAGTGTTTGTCCGTTAGCAGAAATGTCCTTTAACATCTCATGGACATGGTGTCCTGACGATGCTCCTGTGTTGTTACACTTAGCGATTGGCTGACCGAAGATAACTTTTTCACCGTCACTCTTAAGACTTTCCTTTAAGTGTCCGATAGTATATTTACGATAATGTCCGTTAATAGGTTGCCTTGACAGAACGTGCAACCAAACACCCCCATTAGATTCTTTCTCATTCATGGCGTACCATTCTACGCCCTCAACTTGAATAGGGAAGTAGGCGAGCTCTCCGTCCCAACATGGACGGTCTACACCATTGTGACCCTTGAGTCCCATGAATGGATACCACAAGCGCCATCCTCGTGGGATTTTGTTTGTATACTTAGGTCTGCGCCGGACAATGAAAGGTATGATGGGAAAATCTCCACCACCTGCGCATTTACAAATTGCATAGTTGGCTCCGAATGGCTGGCTTACTCTTGGGCTTTTAATTGGTCGATATATAATCATAGTTTTAAATCTAATTTTAAATCTTCTAATTCACCAAAGTCAAGGTCTAGGTCTAAATCAATATCTAGGTCTGTATCTTCAATACCTAAAACTTCTTTCGTTCGTTCAATAGGGGCGATATATGTTTCCTCAATTCCTTTTAGAAACTCAAGAGAGCGTGGTTCTTCTGCGCCAGGTACATGGATGTAATTTGCAAGTTCCTGAATACTGAATGTTAACTCTTTAAGAATTGAAAACGTAGGGTTGTTTGTGATTGCATCCGTGATTGGCTTAAGTGTGATTAGTTCAATAACACTATTGATGGTTTCAGCTATTGACTGAGCGACTCTCATGGCTCGCTTGTGTCCCATTCTGCCTAGTTCATAAGCGATATACATTCCAATTCCATACATAATGAAAGCCTTAGACAATGCGCGAGTGTTCTTGCCCAGTTTCTTTCCAGTTTTGATTTCATTGTAAGAACCAACAGTCAAACGTCTAAGTAGATTAGCGTTAGTGATTCTCCATCGGTTCATTTGCATAAAGAGTCGACCGAACGATGTTTGTAGCCACAAAGGGGAGTCAACCTTAGTAAAGACACCCTGAGTAACTGCGATTAAATCTTTAATTTCTCTGACTCTTTTGGTAGACAACTTTCCAGCTTTCCATTCCTCGGCTGTCATTTCACCTGCAAGAATACCTCCTCTAATTTCAAACTCACCAGCCTTTTGCATTATAAGGAGAAAGTCTCTTACTTTTTTATTGCTCAACAAAAGTCCCTTGGAAACGTATTCGTAAAACGCACCTTCCATCAATCCAGTATCTCTCATTAACTGCAAAACTTTTCTGGGGTTCTTTAAATATCTAGCCTTTCCTGTTAGGTATTTATTAAGCTCTGTTCCAATAAAACTGTTGGCTTCACCTGCGGCCAGATTCTTAAGTCCTGACCAGTAGTTCAAACCAAGCAATTTGACATAGCCTAAGTCCACGATCGTATCAGCTATTTTTGAAAGCCACCCCATCTTCCCTCTACGGAAACTAGAATCCATACCTCGCCCTTTAAGATTTTGCAAAAAGCGTTTAGTCCATTTTGCTGTTCTTGGCTTAAGAAGTAATTGAACCATGGCCTGTCCTTCAGGCAATACTTTATCGAGAGCTTTCTTGGTTTCAAATAAATCAGAATAGGTATTCATGATGTGTCGCAGGTTGGATGATGGATCAACAATGTCGTGCCTCTCTTGTGCGAATCTGAAAAACTTCTCGCTACCTATTATATTGTCCAATTCCAACATGATGTTGATTGGTAGCAACTCTTCTAGTTTGCGAGCCTTACCTTTGGAAGTAACAAAGTTTTTGATTCCCTTAATAATTCCATTGCGAGCGATTTGTTCTGACAATGGTTTCTCTAGGTGGGTAACATAATATTTACGAGCCTTGTCTAGTTCCAGTTCTCTGCGCACTTTCTTGAAAAAGTTTTTGAGATAGGCGACTACTGCAACTTCCTCCCTCGTCAGTTTTACCTTGAACCCTCCTAGGGCTTTGAATATTTCAATATTCTGGGGTACAACAAATCGTTTTAACTTCTCTTTCTTTGTGAGCTTTTTCTTCCTAGACTTCTCTGCTTTAGTAAGCAAAGCATCAAACTTCTTCAAGCGACTCTCATGCTTTACGCTCCCCTCAGTTAAAAGAGCATCTGCCTTGTCGACAACTCTGCGAACATTCTGATTTTTCTCTTTAACATCTACGGTAGGAAAAAGAGCGTCCTCAATATATTGGGTTATGTTTCCACTTAAAATATCACCAAACTCATTGTAGGTTTCAATTAATTCTCTTTGAGTGATCAGTTCAATTTTTGTACCAAACAAATCAAGGTCAATAAACTCTTCGAAGTCCTCACCCTTTTGAGTGAGGCTTTCCATTTGTTTGTCGGTTAACATCTTGTCACCAGGTTCTAACATTTCAAGGAATTGAATATACTCATCAAGCTTCTCGTCTGTGGCTTTTCTTGTGTCCTTGATTCCGAGTGCGCGCCTGATGCGTGACATTGTAAGATTGGAAAGTTCCTTTTCTATTTGGATAGCTTTGATTCTTGCGACTTCCTCACGTACACCAGCCACAACTTTCTCGGACTTGGTCATGAAGTCATCTACAATCTCGCCAGTTTCACTGGTAGTTATCAGAGAAGTTGGGGTATTGCCCTCTTTATAAGCGAATATTTGCCCCTGTCGCAAGCTTTGTGACACAGTCTTGATGTATTCCCCATCCACATCGTTGGTTAAAGCGAGCTTTGCGCCCTGTTTTCCCATATCAAAGGCGTTTTTGTGGGCATCAACAAAAGCCGTACCTGACTCAAAGTTCTCTAGTCCGGTAGCTTCCTTGTATACCTTGGCCGATAAAACGTAGGGTGGGTCAAAATAGAAACCGACAGAACCAGCTTCTTGATTGGTCTTGAAATCCCTGACCATCTTAGCACCATCTTCATTATATAAAATTATCTTGGTGCCTTTTTCTTTTGCTAATTTAAATGTTTTGTTGGTATCACGGAGCCCTTCAACCATTCCGAACTTACCGAATATCTTTTGCTCGAACGTCAGGAATCCATTGATTCTCATTAAGGACTGACCCTTGCCTCCAAATACACCAATGCGATTGATAAAAGCTTTATCGACTGCATCCTCCAATGTGTCGACTTTTTCTGTGTAAACAGCATTAAAACCAGACTGGAATAGTTTAGCCCATACTTTGCGGTCCTCCTCAAAGACCGTTACCTGAGAGCCGATTGGTTTCTCTTTAATAAAAGAATTAAACTCAGCGCTTCCGATATAAGATGTGGGATGTAGTTTGAAAAATTCATCGAGTAGTTCCTTTTGTTTGCCGGTAGAGTTTTTATAAATAATATCTGATAGTTTTCTAGCTGATTTTTTTATAAGCTCAACTACATTTTCTATCTTTCCATCTTGGACAGCTTTGACCATCATGTATTTTTCTTTATCAAAAATATTAGAATGAAACTCCTTGAGTCCATTGTTGATAGCATCTTGCATGGAATGAGTTCCAAGCGTGTAAGCTCCGGCATATGGTTCCACGATTATGTCGACACCTTCCTTTTTCACCCATTTGCCAAAAATGTTTCTGAAAAGCGGAACTGCGGTGTCTTTGTTTCCAAGCAAAGAAAAGGCCCGAGTGTTCATCCTACGAGATGGTCTGAAGAATGTTTTTATTTTTTCCTTTAGAGATTGGGAGATCTCCTGAAACTCTGCGGTTTTTTTGACCACGTCTTTTTCTGGCGGTGGCTTTTCCGCTTCCTTGTATCTGATACCAACTTCTTTTTCAACTGGAGTAACTGGTCTGCGCCCTTCCTGAATGTCCTTGAATACTTTGTTTATTTTTGATTCGGCGTTCATGGTCCTGCGAATGAACAGGACTATCTCCTCAAAGAATTGTTTTATCTTGCCGGAGAATGTTCTGCTCTCGGCTACGTGTTCGGCAAACATATCAGCCATGAACTCCTCTGAATCTTTTAGAGTTCTTAATTCAACACCAAGTCCTTTGGAAAAATCTTGAGTGGCAACCCTCAGTTCTGTGCGAGTTTTTGGGTCAACAAACAACTGCATATATTGATGAAATGTTTCGTGCCACAATTCCTTGTCGTGAACCTTGCCATTGTCACGGACTAACTTAATAAGTCCAGCTGACGAAGAACCCCACGCGAGCCTTCCATTAGGCATAAAAATTATACCGTCTTGGATATGGAGCTTGGTTTCTTCTTTCGTGAAAAATTTACGAAGTTCATTTTCGGCTTGTTCTTCTGTGATGAATTTACCTTCACGTTTTTCTGCAACCTCCTTAAATGCTTCAACTGGAACTTTGGCTTCTTTTTTCTTCACCTGTATTTCAAACCACGTTACTCCCTGTGGGTCTGTGATTTGTTTCATTTCTGGGTGTATTCTTTTTAGATAGCGTGATACGTTCTTTTCGTAGAAACGATAGATGGGATTGTCTGTGTCTATTTTGCCAGAGATGTCAAATTGTTCAGGATTAGCGTAAGTGAAATCATCAACAGTTCCTTCTAGTTTTCCAGCATTAACATCTTTAACAAAACTCTCAAATCCTTCATCAAAATCTCTTCCAGATGTTTTCATTCCTTCTATAACTTTACCTCTCAATACTGCCTCAAATCTTCCTTCACCCAGAACCTCTGTGACTATCCAACCTCTTTCTGCTGACATTACTATTTCAATACCTATTTTTATATTTTCTTGAGTTAACGTGGTGGCAGAAAAACCTCCGGTTCCCGGTATTGCCCAATCGTGAGTTACTCCTAACCCCTCTATTTTCATAGCTGTTTCTCCTGTAGGGAATTGGAGTTTAATCTTGCCATCTTGTGCGGCGTGTTTTATTTCTTCTCTTATTATTCTTTCGTACCAGACGTTGCGGTAGGGTTCTAGAGGTTCAAAAACTTTAATTTCTTTGTCCATTTTCTTCTGGGCCAACATCAAGGCTTTTTTTGCTTCACGCCAAGTTATCTTTTCACCATCTGCCGCTTCAATGGTCCTGCCTTTAAAATCACCTTGAGTGCCACCCCAAAAGTCACGCTTTGTATCTAGTGGAATGTCAATTTCTGACAGAGCATCATCCCATCTTTGTATTTTTTTTGTTTCACCTTTGAATTTATTACGAGTAAGGGTAAATTTTCTTCCATTAACTCGTACCACTTCCACATCTCCTATCTCAAAATCCAATCTCCCCTTCTGAAACAGATCGCTTTGGATTTCTATTATTCTGCGATCTTTGTGTGACATATCTTCTATTCTTGTGTGAGCAAAATAATTAGGATAATCTTTTGCAGAAAAATGAATACCACCTGCTGATGTTTCAATAGGACTTTCGTATATTTTTTCTCCATAATTAATAACATCTCCTCTCAGTTCTGGGGTTAATGTGGTATTTTCATATCTTGCCTCTTGGACTCCTGAAATGTTGGCCGCACCTGATCGTTCTTCGTTTGCTGTATATGTACCAGATGATCTGCCTGAAAGAGCATCTTCATTCTTCAATGGTAACAATTCTCCTTGTACTTTCTCAATAAATTTGGCAGTATCTACTTTTGGACCTTCATCTTCTAACATCCTACGAATCATTTCACGCTCAGCTTGTTTTAAGTCTGGCTGATTAGATAAATCTTCAATGAATTGTTTGTCAATAGTTCCTTTGCCTTTTAATTTTTCTAGAGTTTTCAGAGTTACCTCTGGTTCTTTTACTTCTTCAATAGTAAGACCAGGTTTTATCTTGTCAGAAATACTCACAGCACCTCCGGCAACTCCAGCACCAAGCCCGAGCAATCCTCCAAAGAATGCTGATTCAGATACGCCTGTCAATAAATCTCGGTTCTCATCATAAGAACGTGCAACTGCATTAGATACAATTTCCTGTAAAGATTCTGTGCCGGCTTCCTCTAGCGACTGAAGAACAACGTCTTTTACAATTTGCTTCATTATTCTTTTTTTAATTTGACCACCTGCAACTGTTCTGTTTAAGAATCTTGATACTGGAATCATCTCAAGAAGTCCATTAGTAATTCCAACCTTAGCCATGATAGCGGTAGCTTCTTCGTCAGAGAGTCCGAACTCTTTAGCATCCTGATAGGCAAAACCGCCCTCTAAGGCCGCCGAAACGCCAAAAGCGGAAACTACACCACCAACAGGACCTGCAATCGCTGTACCAGCGATTCCTGCCCCAATAGAAGCGAGTAAATTGGGTGCATTGGAAGCTATGCCGGTAGCAATCCAGTCAGGGTTTTGGATTCCCTCCCTGAAAGCAATAGGGTCTTTGACTATAATTCCAGCAGTAGATAAGTCTTTGTCTTTTTCAGACAAGTTAATTAGTTTGTTTGACATCTCGTCAAATACATTTCTCACTATGTCAGGTCTTAAATCGTACTTTTTTTTCTCTGCAATCTTGCTCATTACTCGGCCAAGGGAAAGCTCAATGGCACTGGCTGATCGCAAGATAGCACCTCTGAACTCGGGGCCTTTGTCTCTTAGTCTAGGAACTGATTGAATGATAGCTTTTCCTACACCAAATAAATCCTCTGTACTGAAATCTTTATCATTCAAAGTCATCGGGGTGGTTGTCTCCACACCAAAAGCTGTCTCATCCAATGTAGATATGGGTGATAACTTTGGAAAAGTCGGCTTCTCTTCTTCTCCTGGTAGTTTTAGTTTACTTTTCCGTGTGAAATTTTTGTCTGGCAATATAAGAGCCATATATTATTTTTCTTCTTCTTTAATACCCATCTTATCTCTAAGTATGGATGTTATTTTATCAACATCAACATCACTCCATTTCTGTTTCTTCGCGTTCTTCTCAATCAAAAATAGAGCATCCTTAAATTCTTCTGGTCGTTTCTTGGTTAACTTCCTAACTGAATCAAAAATCTGTTTAGCGATGCGGTCTAGAGCGTCATCAGATAGTGTTGTTTCTTTGGTTTCTTTTTTATCAAGGACTGCTGTAATTTCTGTTTTGGTTAACTTCGTACCCCTCAATGCTTCATCTAGTAATTCTTCTCGAGAGGCATCGGGGTTTTTGCTTATAAGTTCATCAAGCCAATCATAGTCCTTGTCATCTTGATCTTCATCAGTTGTCTTTGCACTTCCTGGTCCATAGTCTTTTATAAATTCTCCTGTGTCTAAATCAACAAGAACCTTCTTGTCGCCAATCTCAATTACCTGTGATCTAATCTTTGGTGGTTCGGCTTGGTCCAATGCTTGCTTTACCAATGACTCAGTAAAAGAAGTACCGGCTCTTTGAAAATCACCCAGTATCCCTGAGAAGTCTGAAGCTGGACCAACGCCAGGAGTAGCAAGTCCCATTATATCTGCCATCATGCGCGAGCGTTTCTTTTGGGCCAGGCCAACAGCATCAGAAAGAACTGATGAGAATGAACTAAGTCTACTTTTTGTTTCCCCAGGGAGTGTCTTTTTTCCGTCATCCAAACTCTTGGTGCTTTCCGCAACATCCTTTTTAGATGGCAAGGGTGCCAGGCTTTTTTCACCTCTAAGAAGTTCAAGGAGTTCTTCGTTTTGCTTTCCGTGTCCTCTATAGTTTTTAACGCCGTAAGATTTAGCAAGCCTTTCACGAGCAGGATAGGAGCTATCTAACCCTTGTTTATTTAAAAAATCTACGATGGACGGATTGAGTGATTTTGTTTTTACCATAACATTTTAAAAAACGAAGCTACTGCTAAAACCAAATATGTCTTGTTGACGTTGTCTGGCTATACTACCAGGAATGCCACCTAGTGGCTCAAGCCCTGGTAACGATGGCAATTTTTCTGTGCCAACTAATTCTTCTGCGGTTCTACTTAATGTTCTCTTTTTTTCTCCTGCAAGCTCTTTCAGTCTATCCACTTCCGCCTGAATATCACGTTCGTTACGCGAAAGAGTAGATGTCAACTCACCTCGTTTTAATCCAAATTTCCTTTTAGAAGATTCTCTTAATTCTCCGGAAACTTCTTTTTCTAGGGTTTCTTTTTCTGTTCGGCGAGTTGATCGTACGAATCCTGTCTCTGCCATTTGCTGACTGATATTCTCTAAGTCTTGAGTGAGTTTGCGGTCTAAGTTTTTGAGTTCTTGTTTTTGGGATATGTCTAAAAATTCTGTGCCGGTACGGACATCTTCCCTTAAGTCCTCAAGTTGTTTTAGTTTCTGGGTCTCTTGAAACTCAAGGTCACCCTCAATTTCTTCAAAGCCTCTTTTGAGAGCATCAGTAGCAAGCCTGATTTGATTACTAAAAAATGGGTCTGAAATCTTTTTGGCGGCTTCCATAGCTCCGAGCAATCTGTCAAAGTCCTCTTCACTTTTAGAAGATGATGCATCAAATATAGCGCGAATCATTCCTTGCTCGTCATCACTTAAACCTGAGCCAGCCAAGAGTTTGTCTAGATCTACATTTTCGTCTGTGTTGGATTCCTTGATTTGATTTTGTTGGTCAGATGTTGGAACAATGTCTGGTTTAAAATCTGACTGGTTGCCAACATATTCCCAGTTTCCGTCTGGTAAATATCCGACTATGTCTCCGCTGGCTAGAGTTTCGTATCTCACATATTTACCACCTGAAAGTTGTTTCACATCTACATCGCCAGAGTAGTTTCCTGTGTCAATTTGTTTCTGAAGTTCCTTGACAACAATATCAGGCGCGACTTGTCCGGTTTCAATTAGTTTCATAAGAGCTTCGTATTGTGCGGGAGAGATTGTGTCGCCCTGCCCTGCGGCCGCTGACTCTAGAGCTTCGCGGGTAGATGGCGCTTTTGATATTTCACCCGTAAAGCTAGAAGTGACATCCGCCCCTTGTGGATTGATAGGGGATATTGATTTGGTTATTATTTCGCCTGTTTTTATAGTTTCAGGTTTTGGTAAAGCAAAAGCAGAAACATCTTGACTTGAGACAGACGCACCAAAAGCTGTTTGCAAATCTGCATAGTTAAAATTACCAGTAGGGGTTTTTTCATAATCAATCCCTTGTTCACTCAAAGCTATTTTTCCATATTTACCAAAAAAACCTTTACTTATTTCTTCTTTATGCCCATCAGGAAACTTGTAAACATAGGTTGGTGCATTAGAAATCAATCTACCTTGTGCATCAACATTTCTTGCTTCTACTGCACCAATACCAGCTAGATACTCTCTACCCAAAGTCTCCACACCCAAAGTTTGAATACCAGTCTCTGTTCTCTTGAAAATTGTTGGTGCACCTCCTTTGTCTCTAAATACCTCCCCGATGTCGGGAATTGCGAAACTTAAATTTTGATAAGGTATTTTGTATGTTCCTGCCATGGTTGACTTTTTTTTATTTATGTTCTAATAATGGGGTATGATATATTTACTAATTGGTTTGGCTTTCTTTGCTCTCTTTATTGGCTGTATGTTTATTGTTGCTTATGGTACTAAAATCGGAAACGAAAACTGGAATGACGAAATGGAAGAACTGCTTTACAAGGAAGGACATATCAAAAATATAGTCCGCTAGTTTGTGTTGACTGTCATATCGTCTACTGTGTCAATGTTAGCGTATATTCTGAAGTTTTTTATATACGCATCGTAACCACCTTCATTGTAAGCCATAAGATATGCTTGAACTAAATCTCCCGGACTAACCGCAATATCATCTGAATAAGTTGTGTATGTTGTATCTTGGTCAGAATGTTCAGCACCAACGGCAACACCATTAACATACACTCTTCCTTTTGTATAGTATGTACCGCTAGTAATATCATGTTTTAAGTCCATTTTTACTCTAACTGTTCCCAAGCGATTAACTCTTATTTCTTTTTTCTTTACATAAGTACCACCATCCTGTATTCGTTCTGTGTCAGCACTTTCTTTTAAGTTGTCAGAAACAACAAAACCTTGTAGTGTTGTTCCAATCGTTATCGTATCTGTGCCATCATCGTTCACATCACCAGAAGTGTTGTTGTCATAACTATTTCCTGTAACTACATTTGCATCACAATTTGCATTGGCAACATTTATTCCATATCCGCCATTATCCTCAAACACACAACCATTTATTATATTCCTATCAGCTGTTCCAGTTAATTTTATTCCATCACTTGAATTTCCCTTAATAGGACAGTTGAGTATTGAAACATTATCGCAACCACTTACAAGTTCTATCCCATTTACACCATTTGATGCGGCGACTTGAACAATTCCTATTTCCTTGCAATCTGTAAGATTCATGCCATCACCAGTTGAGTTCATAAAGAATGAAGCTAAAAAGACAACCTTAGAACAACCACTCATTGTTATTCCATTTCCTCCTGCGTTTATTCCTCCACTACTATTGAAAGATACATAATGACAATTAGTCATTTGTATGGCATCAGAAACCAAAGCAACATAATCAAAAGCATTTATTTGTATATTTTCAGAATCATCAATGTCAAGTGCTACCACTGATGCTTGAGTGTCAACATCAAAGAAAAATACTTCTCTTGCATATTGGATTTTAATACAAGCAGTTGCTGAACCAGTTATTTTTAAGTTTGAAATTTTAACACCTTCTATTGGAGTGCATATAACATAAGTATCTCCTGACAAATCTGCTCCTGCATAAGCTGGCGATATTGTTAAGTGTGTTGTATCTGCAACAGCTGTTATCGGATAATAAAGCCCGCCTAACATTATAGACCTGCCAACCATTGCAGAAGTCCAAGTAGTGCCTGAACCAACAACAGCAGTAGCTCCATTTGTTACAGACACCGTTCCTGTGGTGTAAGCATTTGTGCCAACAGCTTTTATCTGATAAGCACCACTATTGAAATCAAGGGTGGTATTTTCTGCCGACTGACCAATCATTTCTATGTTGTTGTACCATGTTAGATGATTGGCAAGTTTATGTGTGCCATCTTTGAGATAAACTATTCCACCCCCTGCATCATTGACCAGTTCAATGGCTTTCTGAATATCACCACCTACCTCTACTGTGACGCTTCTGCCTCCAATGAGAACATCTTGTAAAAATGTTTCTGTGCCTCCTGGAGTTTCTTGCTCGGAAATTGAAATCAATCCATCAGCAAAGTAAGTACCGATGTCGGCTCCGGCTCCGATGTTCATTTCCTCTACACTCAATTTTTGTTCTCTAGTAATCATTATGAATAAGTTGGTAAAACAAATACGTTGGGTAGTTCTATTTGCTTAATTGTGGCGCGCGCGCCCTTTTGATTTCCCACTAAACCAAACTCAAAATAATTTCCTCTGAGGGTTTTATCAAGTTTGATTTCAGTAATATCATCTTTAATTTCTTTATTAAAAACTATCCAGTCGCCTCCGTTCACTTTGACTCTGATTTTAGCGCCGATTGCATTTCTTGTACTGGCTACAATGTTTTCTCTGACCTCTTTAATTTCGTTGAACCCAAAATCTTCTTCCTGAGATGAGATTTGCCATGTAATAGGAGTATTGGATGGATAGTCATCATATATCCCACCCTTGTCTATTTCAATAACGTTACCATCGTCATCTCCCCCTACGATTGCATTATTCCCACTTCCATCTACATATGAAGAAAAGAACTTAAACTCAGTAGGATATGATCGCACACTCCATTGGTTCAAAATTCTATTCCACCGGACCACGACATTTGTATAAGCGGTTCCGTCTACTGTTACATCTCCTATACTCCAGCCAAAAAATCTATCTGAAACAAAGCCTGAGATGTCACTCTCGTTTGCCACAGGAATAGCATCAATCCATTTCTTTATATTCTTAACTCTGTCGTGTGATATAGGAACTGGTCTGCCTCCATCTGTAATATAAAAACCTCGGGCGTTTTTAGAACTAGCTGAAAAGAATGCCACCAAGCCAGCACCATAAACTATACTCTCATGAGATGGTGTGCCTATGTTCACCAAACTTTCAGGGAAAGCAGAGCTGAAATTCCAACGTGTCATAGAGCGCTCTTTAAATATCAAAAGGTATCCGGGAACTTTGCCGATGCCTTTAAGTCCACCTCCGCCATCTTCGGGTTCTATGTCTACATTTCCATTTCCACTTGTCCATGATACTGCACCACCTGAGATAACCGAGGAATAATAAAGTCTGTCTGGCTCTGCTGTGTCTCCCAGCAAATAAACACGACTCTTCCATTCAATTCCGATACTACACTTATTACTTCCGGGAATATTACCTAAATCAAACACTCCGGCTGTAGTTATCCACGCCGCTCCATTCCATGCTTTCTCTGCATCTGTTCCGTTTAATCTCAGACACTCGTCTCCAAAAGTAACAAATCTAGTTTTCAAATCCTTGGTGTCGTCCGCTAGAGATTTGGTTCCAGCTTCTACGTCATATATATCACTGTTCGTTCCGTCTGAAACTACTGCGAATAGTTTGTGTCCTGCGCCGACTGAGTCCCTGAAGTTGTGGAGTCCTAAAATTGGTTTATTATTTACAAGCTGGGCATTTATAATCCCTGTACCCAATCTTCCCTTAGCGCTTCCAAGCTCTTCATCAAAGTCCACGTTCATACCAATCTTGACTGAATCGTCTGGAATCAAAGACTCATTAAAATTAGTTACCATTGCAGAGAAAAATGATTTGATGAATTGGGGTTCAAGTTGTAGTTCTTGCTTTGGCATTATTTCTTCTTCTTTTTCTTGTATTTACTTTTTGGCATACTAGTATGTGATACGATTTAATTTAGGTTTACGCTTATATTTAAAACCTCTACCCTTTGTTTTTATTGCATCGTTTAATTTATCTTTAAATGAAAGGAACCATCCGTCTGTGTGATTAAGGTTGCCTTCGTTCTTGGCCAACATTTTAATTCTCCATGTAAGATAATCTGTAAGCATGTCAAACCTCTGATAATCAATTGTGTCACCAGTAGAATCCGGAGCAGTGCAAACTATAAAGTAGTCAAGATAGACTGCTTTGTTGTCATACTTGTCATCAGCTATTGGCCAGAACTCTAACTGACTATTGCGAACCGTGAATTGTGTAGGCTGTCCCACTTGTTCGCCATGATGAACCTTGGTATCAACAGGAATAGTTACTGTGATAGAGCCTGTGCCGGAAGCTGGAACGCCTGTCAATACACCTGCGGTAGCGCTCCGTGTGACCCCCGTGTAAGTAATTGTGTACTTGGTACCTGAAATATAAACACTGACCGAACCCGAGTCCGCAAAATCGTAAGAGTTGTCTATTTCAAGCGTTGTGTCGCCAGAACTGGCCTGTGTGCGCACATCTGTGAAGATATGACCTCCTACCACTCTATCCTCCCATTCAACAGGGTCCCTATAAATAAGATTAGAATCACTGCCAATTCTCATGGCGAGAATAGATTTATTGGTTTCGTTATCATAAATATCGGTTGGCATCGTGATTATGTTTTCTCCGTGGACTGTGTAGTCAATTTTTGTGTTCATTTTCTGATGTTCTGGCCACCTCATCTGCTTGCCTTGAATATAATTAATGCCGTCCTTGATTAGCCTTATGCATCCCGCGAGGGTTACTTTTTCAGAAAAATCAATCCCTGGTAAATTTAAGAAAGCCTGTTCAATCATGTATCCGACTGAGTCTTGTGTCCATCCTCCATAAGGTAGAGCATCACAGTATTCGCTGAAAGTGTTTCCAATAGTTTCTTTGAATCGTGCAAAGTAGAATCCAGTAGTCTTAGAAGTTTCATCATAAACCTTTTCAAGAACATCAGGATCAAGAGTTTCTGTGGCTAGAACTGATTTACTTCCTGTAGCTGTAGTAGCATGAGAATACTCTACTGAATCAAAAAGAATCACCCTGACCTTAGTGCCGGCAGGATGAGCATAAACAGTATTAGAAAGAAACGTAATGGTTGAACCTGATGGAGCTGTTGATCCATGAGTTTTTATAATCTCTGAATCTTCTGCACCAAGTTCTCCTATCAAAAGGACTTGGTCAATAGCAAAACCCTTGATTGATTTTACTGTGCAAGTGCCACTAGCGGCCGCGAGGTCTGCGTTTAATACTGTTTCTTCTACTGCGTTTTCTACTATATTCTGCTGTCGGACTTTTAACTGCTCATTTTCGTGTTGTAAATAAGGAGTCAATAACATGTTTAATATGAAATAAGTGCTTTACAAGTATGCTCACCATCGGTTGCTTCAACTACACCACACCTGATGTATTTGATGGCATCGTTTGCCGTATCCATTGAATACATCTCGGTTGTAGTACCAGCTAATGCTGATGAAACATTAACTCTTGTAATATCCTGTGAATTGCTATTCGTTACGTTATCAACCAGTTTGTTATACCAGACCCAATTTGTTCCATCCTCGGAAACTTCAACACCGAAAGTTGAACTGCCTGAGTTTCCCTGTCCAGTAGTATCACCTCTAGAGAAGTACCATGTAATTTTCTTGGCTCCTGCCACAAAAATTGCTGACGGATTTGTAGAAGTGGATGTGGTGGTTGTAGCATTTAAGAAAGTTTCTACTTTATATGATCCACCAGGATAGTATCCACGTTCGAGATATCCTCCAACAGACACCTCTTCATTAATGGTTTTTGGCTGACCAAGTGAGTAAGCGATAAAACCTAACTCAAGAACTATGATTATTAACAAAATTGTGATAAAACCTTTTTTCATATTTACTTTCTCTTTTAAATTATTAATGAGATTAAATCTCATCCCTGTGGCCAGTCACAAGCAAGCCACAGAGGAAAATTTAATCTAGCTTGGGTCTGTGCAAAGCAATTTAGATGCTGTTTCTCCGCGAGAATTGAGAATATTCCAATTTGTTCCATCGGAAATAAGCTCAACAAAATCTCCTATCTGTTCTCCATCATACACAAATTCAATCTTATCTTCTCCTGAACAAGCGACAATCGCGTCATTCACAAAGAGAGAACCATTTATATTGTCCCCCTCTGCTGATACGATACTGTAATTAGCAGTATCAAACGCGGCTTGAACGCTGAACGTGAATATTTGGCCAACAGTTGATACCGCAGGAAGCGTTGTCGTTGCTCCTGTAGTTTTAAGAAAGTTTATTTGCCCACTGTCTGCCGCTGTCAATGTGTCGTCATAAGCAGAAGTAGTTGAAACTCTGTAAGCAGATAAAGTTCCCGTAACAAACACATCTCCACCAGTCGGAGCAAATGTGAAGTCGCCATCCCTGTCTAATATCATGTCATCGGTATTGAACAAGAAATCTCCACTGTCAAACTCAGCTACAACAGACAATGTATATCCATCGTCTAGCTTCTGTAAAAACTGAGTAGAAAATTCTATTGACGTAGAAGCCGTGTCATCCATTATCGTCAGAATTTCAAACGAAGATGTCGCTGTTCCGCTGTCGTCCTCCATCCATTGAGTCAAGATTGTACTTTGCCATCCATCCTCCATAATCAAGCCACTGCTGTCTGTATCAATTAGAGTTAGTAATGTAGTGTCTGTGCTTGAAGCTGCGTCGGAAGTGATACTTACAATACCATCGCTCATTGTGAAATCCCCAAGAGTAACAGTCAAATCAGTTCCTACTGTCAAAGCGCCTGTTAGAGAAACAGCGCCGGTCAAAGTAGTAGCGCCGGTAACAGATAACGTCCCACTCATCTCAACATCAGATGTGATATGAGAAACACCCCCAATGCCATCCTCTTCATACACATCTTCATACCCCTGATAAACAGGTGGCAAGAAAATGGGCTGGATATAGTAAGGCATTATCTGCGGTTCTGCATCGTAGACAGTCTTAGAAGCGACAGCAGAGCTGATAAATCCACCAATCACTAGCGTTAGTACAACTGTTGCGAGAATAATATAACTTTTTTTGCTCATGTGATTATTTTTTGGATTTTGACTCCTTAGCTGTTGAATGCTTACCTTCAGGAATCGTCCTGGCGGCGACATTCTTAAGCTTCGTTTCGCGTTTTTCTTTTACCTCTTTGGCTTTTTTGGCATCTTTCTTTTTCTGAGATTCTCTTATCTTATCTTCTCTTTCGGTAGCACCCTTGTTATTCTTGACTACTTTGAGTTTAGACTCTTCCACCTTAATGAGATTAGCGAGAACATCTCGCGGAGTCTCAGCAGTGAAATCAATCTTCAACCCTTTCGCCAATTTCTCAAGTTCTACCATTGGCTTCCTGTTTAAAGGAGCGCCTTTATCCTCTTCTTTCTTGAGTGCAGTCTCGTAAGCTTTCAAGGTTACAATACCATCACGAACATAATCCGCAGGGATTTTTAGTTCACGAATAGCATGGTTGTCCTCGTCACTCCAAGGTACACCAATGTCTTTGCATCTGTTCTTAGTTTTCAGACTTGCCCAAGGCAATGTCGTTGGTTTACGCATGTCAAAATTAAATTAATAATAAATCAGAAACTTTAGGAGTTGTCTCCTTTGGCTCCAGCAATATAAGCAGGATGACCAATTCCTACTGTATAAAAGAAGTCACAAGAGTATGACCAGTTTTTGTTCTCATAAGCCTGATCAGGAGCGTCTAACGTTGGTCGTTCTGCAAACTTAGCCTGCAAAGACTCACCCACCTTTTTACTTTCAGTCATGAACCAATAAGCATCTGTGTCAGTACCTTGACCACTAGTGTCAAGTCTTTCCCAAACGATTATGCTCTTAATCTTTCCTTTCAGGTTGTTTATGTCGTTGTCCATCGAGCCTTGTAGCAAGTTGGAGTAAACGATTCGTTCTGCTATATCTTCGTTGTCTTGGCTAACTATTAAGGTGTCAAGCTTAACAGGTCTAATAATGCCATCTGCGCCTTTGTGTCCACGCCTCAATGCGCGAGTCGCAATAATGGCGGCCCTCGATATTGCAGGGTTAGTGTTCGTACCGTCAGTTATAATGTTTGTGTAGGTCTCTGAACCAACATTGTAATCGTGACCGGAATTAAACAAAGTTTTTGCATTAGGGCCAACAGAAGTAACTGTACCTCCGAACACGTCAGTATAACTAGATGACCATCCATTCAAAAGAACGTCTGCAAAACTCTGGTCAATTTTGCTGAAAGCATCATCAACTAAAGTTTTAGGAAGCTGTTCAATCTTTCCGAATAGATCGAACTTCCTCATCTCTTTTGTGACATCAAACAAGCCACCAAAATACCTCTGTGTCCAGATTATGGAATCACCCTCGTTAGAGTTGATGCTTGGTAGGTCTTGACCAGGGGTTACCTCTTCAATACCCTCCACTCCATGAATCATCTGGTACTCATAGCTTCTGCGATTAGTGTCCTTTACACTAAAAATCTTGAGTCCCTGCATATCTGCGATAGCATCTTCAGCGGACTCATTGAAAATCTCTTCGAGATCATCAGTAAGGGCTGGAAAATCTGATTGAGTAATCATAGATTAATAAAAAATGAATTATAAAGATTTGCTTCTTTATGCTTCTTTTTTTATTTGCTTCTTCTATTTGCTTGCTTAGCTCAATGTACCTTCGTACTGAGTAAACCTTCCGTAAACCTCTTTGTTAGCAACCGCACCACGAATGGCTCGGATGTAAAAAGCATCAACAGAAGAAGAACTCTCGTTCAGGGTGTCGTGATCTGTAAGATCAGCGAACGTACCAACGTCAGTTGTCGTTGGGCTGGCATTACAATCAGCAATGAACTCAACATCTTCAGTTGCAAGAACCAAAAGCTTTTCTTTTGCTGAAGTAGATACCTGTGCCTCCATAGCGACATAGGGAACAAAAGCAGTTGAAGATGTTGCGCGTTGGTACAAACCATTGCCATCTTCTGCCAAAGCATCATACTTGGCCACGGTAGTTGTGGCAGCTTGGCTTACTTTTGATAACTTGCCCTTGTCGTAACGTATTGGTTTAAAACCCATGATATTTTTTGGGGTGGGAAGCGCGCTACTTTCGTAGGGGCTGAACGGACTAAGTCCAACTTAACGCAGTCCCAAAAACTGTTAAAAGGGTTTGCTTACTTCTCTTTTTTTTCTTTTTTCTTGGTCCTATCAGTTTTGTACCAAGTGTCCATAGACTCGTCACCTTTCAAAATATTACGTTTACCTGTGCTCTTCTTGGTTTTGCCAGATGCACCTCCTCCGGTACCTCCGTCTGCACCAAGTTCACGCTTTGCATCCTTGTCAGTATCTGTCTTAACGCCACCTGTGCGCCTTTTCCAAACTGTGTGAGCATCAAAGATAGATTCAACAATTCCACCAACCGACTTACGATTAGCAGACTGGTTGAAAAATGGAATAATGTCATCCCAATTATCATTGATTTCACTCTTGATTGCTTTGAGTTTATCAGAATCTTTACTTTTAGGAGTAGTGGCCTGCGTTATTGCAGTATCCTCATTGTCCTTATAAAAATCCTTTTTGGTAATAAACCCAGATTCATCTTTCTCTTCTGGTTTTTCCTTATTAGAATGTTTACGAGCCTTACGAGTTTGTCGTTTAGATTTTTTCAAATCTTTTTTAAGCTTGGCAAGCTCCGACTGTTTTATAGTGACATCCTCGTCATCGTCACTCGAAGAATCTTCATCGTCATCAGAAGTATCATCAGTTGAGTCATCTTCCGTAGAAGTATCCTCATCTTCAGTTTCTTCATCCTCGACTTCTTCTTCAATTTCCGATTCATCTTTTTCCTCTTTATCGGCAAAGAGTATTTTTTTTGCTCCCATGTTTTTTTGGTTGGTTTTGTGTAGCCAGCCAACTACTGACTTTCAAAATAATAATAACCCCATAAGGGGGCCATTAGAGCGCTCTGGTGAAGCAAATAGGATAAGAAAATTGTTAAACTTACCCAAAACCAAAGCGCTTTAAAAGCCTCCCTATGATAACGTTAATTTTTCAAAGAACTTATTTTTCGTTTTTCTGGGACAACTCTTTCAGTCTTTTTTTCTGCTTTCCGAACTCTTTGCTTGAATAATATAACAACCGTCCCAACTCAAACTTCTGTCCCATTATTCTCATCAGTCCATCTCTGTCATTTTCCATAATAGCTTTGAACGCCATGCCATCATCAAAGGATTTCATTATTCGCCTGTATCTTAATTGAATGTATGTATTGAATGCAGGGTTGTATGGATTCTGTCCAAGCCAAACCTTTAATGCTTCTTTCTCTTTGCCACCAAGGTCATCTTCAGGAAAATCTAACAGCTTAAATAAAACTCTAATACAAAGATTTTTTATTTTCCGTTTCATAATTTAATATATCAAAGTGACCTGACACACTACTTCTTTTACTATCCTCATACTCGCTAAAACTAATCATCTTGACCTTGACCTTTAAAATGTATGTCTTTCCCACTTCCCATTTTTTAATCTCAGGCATTTGTTTGTCGTTAACACCAAAAGACGGATAATACTTTCTAGGCATCTCTCCATCTTCAGAGGGTAGTGATCGTTCAATTTTTGCTAGGCTCTTCATTTATTTTTATTATATCACACTTTTAATTATAATACTATTCACAAATCCAACTTCTTAATAACAATATCCATCTTGGTATTAAGAGCTGAAACCTGACCGACAACTGTTGTAAAACTGTGATTAAACTTATCAGTCAAATCATCCATTCGTCCTATCATATAACCAGCAACAGCCAAGCTGACTGTAACCACTATTCCCATTGTCCAATAAAACATTTTTCTTGTTAAATATCCGTTCATTTTGCTATTGTTTTACCTATTGTTATTATTTCTGTCATGCTTTAATTAGTTTTTTCATATTTCACTTATCATTGGTTGAATGTTAGGGGGGGCTTCTGCTGGGGGTGCCGCTCCACAAGCACCTGTAAGAGTTGGCAAATTCCCTGATTGAAAAGTTGCTGAATTATAAGCGTCCATATCGTTAGAACCAGCTCCGTCTGTGCCGTTGTTGTTAAATCTCCAATGTCCGACTAGATTATCTTCCGTGCCAGCCATATAACAATCGTAGTTTTCATCAATTTCTGAGTCTGTCCGAACGTCATCCCAAACTCTCACATAAGCAATATATCCATCAAAGTTGTAATAGTCATCAAGCATAAGTTGACCCACCCAAATTCCATTATTATTGTCGGTTGTATTTGGAGTAGCTGTAAAAGTGTCAGTTCCGTCTGGTTGTCCGTCATAATAGAATGTTACAGTTGTGCCGTCATAAGTGTGGGCAATATGATGCCAAGCACCTACTGGAACTATTGTATTAGAAAAAGCAGAACTCTCGCCATAAATACCAATTATTTGCTTGCAAGGATTATCATCACCTACATTCCAAGTCCAATCTTGAGAAGTAGCTCTTGTTCCGTAATCCAACATAGAATAAAAATTGTTATTAACTGGAACTGTTTCCATATAAATCCACGCTTCTGCAGAACGAGCAGTATTTCCATAAGGCACTCCATTGTCAGTATCACTTTGAAAGTAGTCGTCTGTGTCCTTTTCCATATCTGCTGTGTGAGTATTAGAAGCGGCATAAATATAATTTCCACTCAGATAGAATGTAGTTATTAGAATTATTGCTATGAATGTTTTTAGTATTTTCATGTTGAAGTTGCAATTATTTCTGGTAATGTTTCAACCACTCTTGGCTCCCAAGTGTGAAAATCTGCAAGCACGCCGTACCCATAAGACCTTTGGATTATCTCTGTATCTGTTCTTTCTTCAGTGAGTATCACATAGCCCTTTTCGCCCTTGTTCGTTATGTAGGTATTAGTTTTGAAAGTAAAAGATATATCACCTATTTTAGTATCTTCTAAAGTTTTGCCTTTTTCTAGTTTTGGATATTTGCCAGTTTTTACAAATTCTTCGTCTTGGTATTTTTCAATAGCCCAAACAATGTCCAATTCGTTTGTGAGGGTTGGCTCAGGTTTCGCCGCGAAAGCTACACCCAAAAGCCCTGTCGCTACCAAAAATCCCACGATTGTTTTTTTTAAATTTTCTTTAATCCAATTCATCAATTTGCGGTTTCATAATAAAATGGTGTAATTGTTACCCTGTCGGGAGTTGTCGCTCCTGTCATTATTTCTATTTTAAAGCTCTCCCATTGAGTCCAAGTGTTGTTGGTAGTGGTTAAGGTCAAAACTCCTGTGGTGTCGCAGATAGCTGTTACAGTTTCGTTTGTGCCGTCTGTTAACAAGACTGTGGCTGTGCCTGCAGAGTCATCAACCTTGCAGTAGAACCCAAGCAGAGTAATAGCAAAAGGAAAGTTTTGAACCAAAAAAGTAGATGAAGCTGTTGAGTAAGAATTGCCCGAGCCGTCTAGTGTGGTTGAAGCGATATTCCAACCCTTAGAAGAAGTGGAAGTGAAAGTATTTATCCTGCCGTTGCCGTAGATTTGAAATTGTCCTGTCGTTGTGTCCCAATCTGTTTCACCCACGCTGTCGCTTGTTTGGTCTTGCGGAATTTCTAATACTGCCGAGCCAAGGTCAAGTCGTCCTGTAGAAGTCAAATCAACAATAGAAATGTCGTCAAATGTTGAAGCTGTGGCTGTACTTGTGGCTGTGAAGTAAGAAGCTACTACTCCGCCGTTTACACTTAATTTTGCATAAGGCGAAGTGGTGCCGATGCCGACGTTGCCGCTCGGTAATGTAGTAATATACTCTGTTCCAGGTAAAGAAACTGAACCCGAAGTACCTGCATAATTTATACCAAAAGAACCATCACCAGGGTCAGTATTAAAATACCATCCTCTACCATTCGCATAAGTGGACTCCAAAAGAAAACCTAATCCTGCATTGCCGTTGCCAGAAATTCGTATATCATCTACTCCAACAAAAACATCCAAGACATAAAGCGGTGTTGTTGTTCCAATACCCACTCTTCCGCTTGCGGTTGCTAGATATGTATAATTTGTTGTTGTCAGTTGTGTGCCCGAAGCGTTGCCGAAGGCAAGTTGTCCTGTGGTTGTGATTGCTCCTGCACCAACATCTATTGAAGTAAAACCCGAAGTGATTGAGCCAGAATTTAACGCGCCAGTTCCTATTAAGTTAGTTTGATTAGTGTCAAGATACGCTTCGTCTATTGCTGTGCCATTCCAAGTGCCTGAAGTGTAAGTTGTGGTATCTATATTGGTTGCCGAAAGATAAGTTGTAGAGGCGTTTACTGTCAGAGTTGAAGTTGCGATTATTGTGCCTGTGGTGAGAATGGTATTTGCTCCCATGTTAAGAGTTCCTGTCATTGTGTCGCTTCCATCTATATTAAAATAAAGAACGTGGTCATCATCTCCTAAACCTGAAAGATTGCCGTGGTCTGAAATTGTACCACCTGGGCTTGAAACAGGAGTAGTCCGAATATCTATCCACTGGTCGCCACCTGCTGTTGGTAGAGCCGAAGCATCTCCTTTAAGAATTAAACAAGTAGTTTTTGGTTGATTGGCTAATCCTGTTGGAAGTGTTTGAGTTGCTCCGCCTGTAATTGCGGCGTTTACATTTGCATATTCAACAGTTGGTGCCATTGCGTGCATATCTTCATCTATTTGAAAAAACATCCAAGCATAGTATTTTGAAGCAGTTGTAGAAGCCATTGAGCCAGAATCACACCAACTATCTTCTGTTATTTCTACCCCTGTCAAATAAACATCACCGCCACACCATATCCTTATATCAGCTAATCGTGTTGTCGTTGCAGGTACAATATGTTCTTCGTGGACATCATGGTAATAAATACCAGAACTGATTTGAACATCAAAAGCATAAGTTACATCCGTATCTTCTGATACAACCATTCCACTTGTTACAACAATGGGGAATGTATTTGCCAACCCTGTTTCAATTCCGCTCTCGCGGACATTTATTAAAGAGTCTGTGTGAACATCCCAAATATCACCATCTTGAACATTTATAACTGCAACAGCAATTTCATTTCCACTAGGAGCCGTTGTATTTAAAGTTAAACCACTACCGCTGACCCATTTTAAGTAATTTATATTATCATTTGTTGTGCCTGTGGAACCCGAAGCTGTTGTGTCCACAATAAGAGCATTTGCCTTATCGTAAATCTCACCCACAGTCCAAGACACATTTGTTCCGCCCTCATCTGTAACTGTGATAGTATCCATTACACCTTTATTGGCTACATCTACTGTCCATTGATTAAGGGTTTCTTTCCCAAAACCAAAATATAATCCACCGCCTTGCCCTAGCCAAGTAGAAGTAGCAAAACCTGTTATAGACAAATCATCAGCGATTGTGGAAGTTGCATTGCCTGTAATATTAAAAAGTCCTGACAAAGACAGATTTGTTCCTGACAAAAAAGTTGAAGAAGCATTTTTAGCAATTAAAAGTCCATCAAAGAATGAAGTTGAAGAAGCATATATTGAATCCTGAAACCAAACAGGGGTGGAAGTAGCTGATGTGTTTTCGTTGTAATTAGTTGAAGGTGTCCAAGCGAAAGGGTCGCCTGAACCTGCCGCGGCTCCACAAGCCCCACCACTTCCCGACACCTTTCCTGTGGTATCTACTTGCAAGCATTGTGTTGAGCCCGTGATTCCTGTAACGGTTAAATTTGTAGTTGAAGCGTTTGTGAAAAACGCGCTAAAAATCCGAGAAGTAGATGATCCGATGCCCCACGTTGGATCTACCAAGAATGCACCATTTATAGATGAGCTGATACCTTCATCCGGATACCAGACAGGAAAGAAATTTAATCCGCCACCAATTCCACTTGACTCTACCTGTAAGCCCTTTGTTTCTTTTTTTAATTCATCTATCTTGGCCATCTCTGATTCTATTCGGTCAGACTTGTTCTTGTTATAATAGCCGAGTGTCATGGCGCCCAAAAAAGCTAGGACACAAATAGTTCCAATTGATATTCGTATAAAATTATATTGTTTCTTTTTTTTTGCCATTATGCAGTATAGACATCAATCTCCATCACTTGAGAACCAGTAGTACACTGGAAGAAAATCTTAACTCCTGAGAAGTCTAACCCCTCAGCTTCTCTTGAAGAATAAATTGGGTCTGTTTGATATGCTAATCCATCGCCAGAAGTAGGCATCTTGCCTGTCTGCCATGAGTGTAAGAATGCCTTATTCGTAGAGCGTAATTTTATTTGAAAGCCGACTGTGTTGGCTGGGAATGTATAAGAATACTCCGTGTTGGCGTTTACAATCGCCACGTTGGATGTTGTTGCTCCCCGTGCGGCCATTGCACTAGGACTACCAACACCACCACCAGAGGACCTTATGGACCGCAACTGCTCTGTGTCCAATTTAAATGTTTGAGGAATCACAACCTTGAAAGCCTTTAAATAAGTAATGATAGTGTCAAGCTTGCCCTCAACTCCTTTGTTTTTGTTCAACTTCAACTCTTTCAATATCATCTTTAGTCTGTCATCCAAGTCATCAATGCCGGACAAATCAATGTCAGTCGCTTCAAGTTTAATATTACTGATAGCTTTCTCTACCCTTCCGAGTAGTTTGTGAGTCTGCTTGTCTCCACTAAATAACTTTTTAGTTTCTGTTATGTGTTTTTCAATAGCAGTCGTGATCGCCTTAAGCTTTGGGTTCATTTCTGAAACAGCCCCAAAACCTTTTTCAGCATCAGACATTGCGAGCTTCAAATCATTAAGCCCAGTCTTTGCTTCGGTTTCTGACAGTCCCTTGATAGCATCAAGAATCTTATCAATCTTGATATGCTTTTCATCCTGAAGTTTCTCAACTGCGGCAGATGTCAAATCAATTCTCATCTCTCCTTGAGAGCGTTCGGTAGCATCAAAAAGTTTGTCTAGTTTTCTCCCTAGATGTAATGCCAACTCTTTTAAACCTGCTACTATTTTATGAGTATCCATATTTTATTAAATTAATTATTCTAAACCAAGCACCGACACTCCCTCTTCCGCAGGAGCCTCTCCTCCCTCTGGTGGAGCAGGTGGCGCTGGTGGATTATATTCATCAGTTGTTTCGCCATAGAGCTCAATTCGTTCTCCGAATAGCTTCTCTTTGTTTGTGGCCGCGTATTCTGGGAAGTATGTAAATATCCATTGATGCTTCTCGTCAACCTGTTCTGCTTTGGTGGCGAGTGACTGGTCCTCCAAACTCTTGGAGATAACTTGGAAGTCATATTCCCAATCATCAAAGTAATCAGAAGATGCTACTACCAGCTTATAGTTCACTCCCTCTTCTTCGGCCATTTGCTCACGTGCCTCAATTTCCTCGCGTGTAAATGCATCAAAGGGCTTTGTGCCATCCTTGGTCATCTTTGCCCTGTCTGAGCCAGCTGAGGCGATTTGAATGCCCAATGTACCGATAGAACCATCGGAAAAATCAACTTCATCAACTTCGTAGTAGTTTAGAGCCTCTTGAATCACATCTGCACTTTCTGGTCCAACTATTGTTTCATACTTAGGCGCAGTATAATTTTGGAGAATATTAAGGATTCGGAGCTCTGTTTTCTGTATCCATAAATCCTTTAAGAACATAAATGGGATTTGTTTTAGTTTGCGAGCATACTCATCGGTTATAATAGCTTCGCGAGCTGTGCGCTTCTGTGCTCCTGCCTGACCTCCTTGCATTGGGTCAACAGAGTTTTCGTCAACCATTTTCCATATGAGCTGAAGCATCGCCACATCACCAGAGTCAACTTTGGATTCTGGCATTGGCTTAACTTGATTCACATCAGGCACGTACCATTTGTTATCTTGATTTACCAACTCATCTTCAATGTCAAGAATATCTTTGTTGGCTAGTCCAACCAGCATGCCAGGAACTAATGAGCGATACCACTTGTCAAGAATTGTATTGATAGCTGTGTTAGATACGTCTTGCAATCCCTCGAGGATACCAGGTAGAGATTTACCACAAAAGAAATTCCTGTTTGCGAATGGTTCGAATATCATCTTGGCGAATGGATACTTCTTTTTCTTCTTGCCCCACAGTAATGGAGCTCTGAGCATCTCTACACCATTAATCCATATCTCGTAAGTGTCTTGGAGGTTATTATAAAGCCGGACAACTTCATAGTGTGCATCTTCGCGAACCCGAGACTCCCATTTTTCATAATAATAAGAATGAACATCTGAAGTGAACCGACCGGCTGTTTTTCTGTCTAAAACATATTTAAGGTTAGGGTTGTGCTTGAACTCCTGAATGAGCTCATCTTCTCCATAGTATTTTATCCAAGCTACCTTTGGTTGTTTTTGAACATCAGAAATGTACATGTCCCACCAAAAGAACTCCTCAATAGGCACTTCTAGTTCAATAGGTCTGTCGTCAACGAGTTCTTCTTTAACATCAAACTCTACTGCACCAGTAATTGGGTCAAAACTGTTGATAACTTTGCGTTCGTATTTTGTGCGAAGATAACTATCGTATTTGATATAAGTTCCTTTGCCGGCCGCTCCCCACATATCGAAGAACACTTCTACCTCTGGGTTATCAACCTGTCTTGAGTGTCTGACTAGTTGCTTCATGGCTTCTGCCCTTTTAGCAGAAAAAAGCCCAAACCTATTGGTGGCTTTATAACTTAACTCAGGAATTTGTAGAGCTGTACCGGCAACGATTGCCTTTAATTTATTTCTAGTCTTAGGGTCAAAGAGGTTCTCTTGCCAATCATCCTTCCCTTGGGCCTCTCTAGTGAGTGTGTATCCATTGAGCCTACGGTCTGAATCATTCACATACTCAATGATTGTCCTGTCTCCCTCTCCATTGTTAAACTCCTTGTATTTTTCATTCTTAATATCGATCATGTAATCGATATCTTTGTAAGCTTCATCTCGCCTTTCACGAACATCCGCATCAGGACGATAACGCGCGGACCCTATCTTGTTAATCTCTTTAGAAGTTGATACGATTGCCATTTGTCATGGGGTTTGCTTCTTTTGTTTTAGCTGTTAAGAATACAACACCAAAACGCCTCATGAGTGTTGATAGTTCACCAGAAAAAACAGTGATCAAGTACGGTCTGTTTGTCATCGGTATTTTCTGGTCAAATTCCATTTGAAAATTAAAAGGAAGCCCCTGTTCTGGCTTCGGTGTATTGGACTGCTTAACCTCTTTGGAGAGGTCACCAACCGACTTGGCTAATCCTAATATGAGTTCTCTATCTGCTTTTTTCATATAAACGATATGTGCTTCCTATAAATTGTAATTGTAGTATATCACAAAACTAAAAAAAATACTATCCACAAGTGTCTCACACTTTTGCGATTATCAACTCAGCTTTAACAGCAGAGTATTTGACGTTGTCCACAATGAGCGGAACGTCATCGTACTTATTGATAATAACTTTGTCGCCTTTTTTAAAGCCATCATCTTTCACGTTGGGACCAACAGACACCACTTCGCCAAACACTCCATAGAACGCTTTCTTGTCATTAGAATGCTTCACGATAATACCGGACTTTGTAGTCTGGTCATGATCTTCTTCATTGACCTTGATAATAACGAAATCATTTAATGCTTTCATTTTGTTTCTCGTTTAATTTTAAACATAAACTATAACTCTATAAATTTACAACCTGTTATTTGATAAACCTCTATTGGGAATGGACATATAGTTGATACGATAATCGTGAATCCTTGTACTTCTAGAGCCTTGGCCAATTTGGCTATCCTTATGTTGTTTTCCAGTCTGTCTTTGTTTGAAAAGCCCAAATCTTCTGTTATGCAAGCTCGCATATCATCTCCGTCTAGGTTTATGCTGTTAGGTATGAGTTTCTGTAACTCTTTTGCTGTAGTTGTCTTGCCAGACTTTCGTTGACCTCGTACCCAGATAATCATATTTTCCCGAACTTGCGCCGGGTCTCTTTTAAGTTAGACTTCTTGCCAGCCATCTTCATCTTGAAATGCTTCTCCTCGTAGCTTGGAGCAAACACTCTGACTGCCTTTGAATAGGTGACCATTAGTGCCTCGACCACATCAGGAGAACTCAGTCCAACATTTCTCATGTCTTGCTTGGACATTATCTCCATACGTCCATCAGATTCTTTAGCGCGATATTTGATACTGCAAAGCTGATACCATCTCTCGTCCGGAAACAATTTAAGACCTCGCTTAATATCCTCTCTCATCTTCCAGTAGTTCTCTGCCTTTTTGTTGACAAAGTTTCTCTGGTCAACAGCTTTCTCACCCACGTTGATACCATCTATGGAATGACCTTGCTCTCTCAAGCGTTTAATGTAACCTGCACCAACCCCGACAGAGTCACCAAACCTACGATTTGATTTTATGTCATGGTCCTTGATTATAAGAATTGAAGCGCCAACGAACTCCATAACATCTACACCAGACGAACTATACTCTATCTTCGCCATGTTTGCCCCTCTAATGACCACCACAGCCTCGTCTACACCTGAATCAGCTGGGTCTGCACCAAAAGACTTCTCTCCGAATATTTGCAGGTCCTCAGCCCCGTCCATGGCCATCTCAACCTCTTTGCGAGTAAGTAAAGACATCCAGCCTTTCTTGTCCATCATGTCTTGCTCTGGGAATTTGCTTTCAAAGAGAATCCTGAATAATGGTTTTGACTTTGCTTCATCGATAAAGTCACTAGTGTATCTTCCCTCTTCAAGCCCTTGGTTGTAATCAATGAACACTTTGAAATACTTCGGGTCGTGCCATGAGTTCCAGAAATGAGTGAAAGGTGGTTCGTTATAAAATGGGTTGCCAACCTTGCAGTAGAATGCGTCCTCTCCTTGACCGGCAAGCATACGAAAGATAGTAGCCTCGCTGTCATCACTGATCAAACAATACTCATCACCGATAACATTTTTACAACCCAGTCCCATCGCAGCCTCAAGAGTCTTGTTGGCATTTCTTGACTGAGCGGAAACAACGAAGATACCTCCGCCATCTCTTAACTTGATTCTCTCTTTGCTCTCTTCTTTTCGGAGTCTTTCCAGTCTTGTGTCTGCCTCTAACTGTTCATAGAAAAATCTATTGTCGCCAAGGTGGTCAATATAATATCTCATGATGATTTTAGCCTTCTCTGTTGTTGGCGCGACAACAGCCACAATTTCATTTTGAATGCAAGTAAGAATGATGCAAGCGAAAGCAACCATGATAGATTTACCGTACTGAGTAGAGCAGACAATTTGAACTCTCATCGATGGCCGGAAAACTATCGTCCAAAATATCCAAAGCTCTCCCTCTGTTACCAATTCATTTGCAGGTTGTCCGTCAATCTGAAACATCTCAAGCATCTCCATGCATGTAGTTCTTTGACTCTCGGGAATTTCAATTTTTGGAACATCGTAAATTGTATCAAGCATCGGTGTGTTTCTCTTTTACTTTAGCTTGTCTCTTTTTAAGGTCACGAACAGCAGAACAATTTGGCAAATCTTTCTCAAGCCATCTTCCAATGACTAAATCTTTTAGTTCTCTTAATTGTTGACGGGAAGTATCATCATCAACCTTAAGCCTATCGCCAAATTCCTTTCTCCTTTTACGTGCCAAATACCAACGAGCTCCTTCTGGTCTTTTTAAATCTTTAACAACTGTCTCTCTTGCCTTTAAAATAGGTTCATCTTTCAATCCCTCAAACCTCTTGCGAAATTCAGGATATTTATCACAGAACCTATAGTAAGAATCAGAGGAAATGTTTGCATAGAATATAGCTTCTTTGACTGTTGCACCTATGGCAAAAGCATGTTCTAATTTCGCAACAACCTTACCTCTATCTTTACCATCAAATAGCTTTCTTCCAGGCTCCTTTCTTGGCTTACCTCTTTTTGTTAATTTGCTCTTTTTTTTTGGTTTAGCTTTCGTCTTTATTCTCTTCGTCATCTTTTTTAACTATTTTTGTTTTGGTAATAAGCTCGCCTCTTGACTTATAATATTCATTGGGTGCATCGCAGTACGGACACTTTTGTACGTTTGATATTCTTCTGTTGCAGTTTAAGCATTCTTCCATAATGATTCTTAGTCTGTAACAACAGGACCGCCACACTTAGGACACTTGGTGTGTTCGGCAGACATTTTACTATCAAAAATAAAGCCACAAATATCATCAATGCACGTGTAAGTATAAGTTGGTCTTGGTCCCTCGAGTGGATTTTCTGGTTCCATCGAATGTTTCTCTTCTTTTATTACAGGTTCGTTGCCATCTAGTTTCTTCACTCGGGAATAATATGTTGGATTTGTTATTCCAAACTCTTTGCATAGTTCTGCCACGTTGGCCTTATTTCCTGCCTTTATGTTTCTATCTACCTTATTCTTGATTGTTATAATCACACCGTCTGGCACTCTTGCCTTTGCGTTTCCTTTTTTCCACTCTTTTTTAGTGTCGGGTTTTGGTTCTCTTTTTTTATACTTACGTTTTTTTGGCAAAGTGAAAACTTCATCGTTTTTAGGTGTTGCCGTTGTTACCCCCAAATCAGTTTCATCAAAAGGTTCAGCCTGAACAAACAACTCACCCTCATGTACTAAAACTTTTTTACCTCCTATGTTATATTTTTTCATTGTGGCTTTGTTACGTTTTTATTTAAAAATACTGAGCGAGTACACCTAGAACAAACGATGTTCCGAGCAGAATAAAAACCTCCGTCATTATCCCACGAAGTTACTATGTAATTATGTCCGATAAATCGGCAAAGAATATTGTACCAGATTTTATTGAGTTTTTTCACTGTTTTCATTATAGCATATTGTGGGGACATTTTCCATAGAACCCCTTTTAACAAAAATAAACAAATTAACTATTAATCCTATCCCTATCAACTCTATCTCTTTCGTGGCCCGTCAACACAACCAACTGACCACAACGCTGGCATGCATATTTCTCAACGCGAGATTCATCAAACTTGGTGTCACAATCCCTTCTTGTCACCCAACTTGATGCCACAAGGTTGTGACCAAGAAAAAAACAAATCACCAATCGTAGCTTGTTCATTTTAATCATTGTGTTTCCATAAACTTGACTTAGTGCTTCTAACAACAGGTGCAGGTGGTAGCAATATCGACTCCAATGCTCGCTGTACCTGGTTCTCTGTTGGCTTAATGTCAATGAATTTAATTATATCTTCTACTATCTTTATGCGATCCATGTGTTCATCGAACCATATTTCTAACACGCCATGAACATTAGTAGCAACCAATGGGTCAGTCCTCCATCCGTGTAAAAATTGCCTCAGATAGTTATCATCTCGTTCGAACCTGCGCTTAGCATCCCAACGATTTATTCGCCAATGCTTTCTCATGGATTTAATGGTTTTTTTCTTGTCCCGGCGAATCCAAATAAACTTGGCCCCACCAGTCAATTTGAGGATTTCAGGGAGTAAATGGGTGGTTATCGGATTTTTCCAACCCCAGTGTTCGCTTGTGTGACGTTTTTCTATCAAAGAGGACATGCTGGACCTCCACTCTTCCACGCCGATAAAACCTTTTAAGCGCCGAGAGCAAAGTAGTCCCATGTCCACATCTTCAAAATATCCGGCCGGTTGAGTTCTGATCGGGAGCGGAAACGTCTCACCCATGTTCACACCTAGGTGGAATAGAACTCTAGCGACCATACTACTGCCACATCTTCCGGTACAAACTACTATGGTTGGTTTGTTTTTCATTTCTCTTTGATTTTGTTTATGATGTCTTGTGCTGTTTCCTTTGCCCACTTTTTATTTATACGCCAAAAGAATGGTTCTGCTTCTTTAATAACTGTTTCAACATAATGGTCTTTTCCTGCATAAAATTCTGTGTCTGTTAAAACCTCTATTATTGTTTCCTCTATGTCTGACTTTTGTTTTTTGAGTAGAGATGAGATGAAGTCTTTGAGTTTTTCTTCAGGATTTTTTGCATCTGTTCCAACTAAACTTGCCAAGCGTATTAACTCCTCCTCCCAGTTGTCTTTTTTGGATAGATTTACTCCTATAAGACCTTTTTCTTTTTTGATTTTTCTGTATTCTGCCCATTCAACAGTCTTACAGCTATCAGTTGCTCCACATTCTTCACATATTTGATATGTTTTGGTTGGTTGTTTAGAAGCATAGTCAATTAGTTTTCTGCATGCTTCATCTGATATTATTTTAGTTTCATCGCCTTTGTTAGGCAAATTTTTAAAACAATTCGTATGATAGATTTCCTCTCCTATAATGTGCTTGTGGTGATGTAGCAGAAATGGAGCATTACATTTTGTGCATCTCTTAGGTAATTCTTCACAATTAAGGATTTCTTTTAAGGTTTTCTCTTTTGTCATGTTAATAAGTTTCAATGGTTATTTTTATTTGGAGTGCAGAAGAATAGACTTTCATTTTTAAGGGAATAACAATAACACTGCTTTCTTTTTTGGTTTTCTTTGGTTGTTTCTTTGGTTGTTTTTTCATTTGAATAAATTATACTTTCTAATAGAAAAATAACAAGCAACACGATTTATACAAAACACATCTTTTCTGCCTAAAAAATCAAAAGATGGTCTGTTAAATATATCTTGTAAGAATCTATAAATTTTTACTCTTATCTCCTTTCCAACACACCTCCAACAAAGCCCTGTGGTGCAGTCTGTTTTCTCGTTGTGGCAGTTTTTACAAGTCATAATCAAAATTTTAGTAAAACCTTTAATGATAAATAGAAAGCAAGCCAATGGCTGTCTGTGTCCTCTTTTATTGTTTTGTAGTTTTGTATGAATAGTTTCATTCTCCCTTTAAT